CTATAAAGTTTGAGACAGCAAGACAGCTTGCTAATGGTATCTTGAAGATACTTGATAGTGTAGTATATGAAGAGGAAGAATATTATGAAGAGGATGAATAAATGAAGATGGCTATGAAATCAATGCTTACTGGTAACATCCACACTAGGGATATAGATGTAAGCTATGAGCAACTGGATGCTTGGGTGGCAGATGGCACACTTATACAGGATGCCTTGCCACATCTGAGTGCAGACGATCGTGAATTTATCAAGACAGGTATTACACCTGAAGAATGGAGTGAACTATGACTAATAATATATTAAAGATGTTTAACAGAGCATCACCTGAGACTGTACGTAATGGTGTAGCATGGTACAAACGTGCCAAGCATGACTGTAATCAGATAGCTAAAGATACTGGACTGCCACTGTGGAAGGTGGTAGGCGTAGTGTCTGCACTATCCCCGAATAACAAGTGGGAACGTAACATACTTGATGCCCGTAATCTATGTGAAGCATACACAACTAATGCCTTCGCCAATGTGTGGCGTGTTAAGGTATGTACCTATGGTGCTATGAAAGCTAAAGCATTGGATGTTCTTGCAGGGTCCGACGTCGGACTAGTTAAACAGATACTTAATGGGCAGAAGATAGTTGCCTTTTACGAATGTATTATGGGTGAGGATAGCTGTTGCATAGATGGACACGCTAAGAATATCTATCATGGTATCAGATATAATCTGACTGACCCTAAAACTAATGTCACCAAGGGTGAGTTCAAGCTTATTCGTGGAGCATACATAGAGACAGCCAAGGCTATCAACAAGAGACTAGGCACTAAGTACAAGGCGTATCATGTTCAGGCTATCACTTGGGTAGCTTGGCGAGAGATGCATGGCATAACATAGGAGTTGACATGAAACGTAAGACTGTGATACACCGCAACCCAGTGGCAAAGGCTATGTTACAGGAACGTCAATCACCCAAAGTCATACCACCTAAGAAGGGTGGCAAGGCTAAACTTAACAGAAAGGAAGATGAACGTAATGCAATACGAGAGAATGAATCTTGAGAAGACTATCAAGACTAGAGTTAGGAAGTCCGATGTCGGACAGACTAAGAAGCACTCCGATGAGTGGAAGCGAGAGCGTAGGAAGCTACGTAAACAAAAATATGCACATAGAAAGGTAGCATAATATGACACAAGTAATCTTTAAGACACGTAGAATTAAACCAACCCCAATAGCAACTGAGGAGAATCAAGCTATGACTATACCAACACCTATAAAAGAATCTAACCCATCATTATACTCAAGACACGTTTACCATTTTGGTAAGGCAAAAGCCTTCACCTATAATTATTATCCGATTGATGAGGTTATCTTGGAGAATTATTCTACTATGTCTAAGAAAGAACTGGCTCATATGTTGAATGAATATACATGGCGTATATCATACAGAGTATCTGTTCTACAATCTCTTGGCCTGTTAGCTAGGAAGAAGATACAGCTTACTAAGGTAGAACGTACACTGAAAGCCCTACATCAAAGAAAGATGCATCATCAGAGCGAAGCTAGGAAGGCTAACTACGAGATGAAAAAAGTCTTGAAGGCCGCTTAGTATGGCAGTCATGGCGTATGAGATAGGCGTTATGATTGATGGTGTGGAGAGTGTTGTCCGATTGGATGACACTTATCCTGCTGTCAATGACTGGGAATCTGCTACGATCTTTGCTATGGAATTAGTAATGAGCCAACACCCAGAGAGTAACGTAGAGTTTATGTTCAACAAAGAGTATCCATCCAAGGATTACATTGGGATGGGTTACATACATGAAACACCAATAAGACTACAGTAAGAGGAGTTAGTAGCATGATTGATAAAGATATAATATGGGAGTATCCAGAAGATGACTGGGTAAGTATGGGTGAACACTGTGACATGAACATGTGGACAGATGATATAGATGGAAAGATGTGGATATCTATATACGCAGTGCGTAATGGACAGACTGATACATTACATTCATTAGCTACATACCGTGTCATTGCTGACCCATTTACGTGGGCTGAACATGATAACATGGCAGTGGATGAAGAAGTGTTTGACAACGGTACGTGACTATGATACAACTATAAGTATGGCACAGTTGCCATGCGTTAACCAACAATGAAGGAGATATACTATGAAAATTATAATTGATATGCCAACCCCTGAGTTACAGAAGGCGGCTGAGAATAAGGTAGATGACTGGACTAAACAGTGGGGTACATTTGCTGAACAACAAGAGAAACTAGACGATGAGGAGAATACATAATGCCATTTGATTTCACAGTACCTGAGTCATTAGACTTTGACATAGCCTTTGAAGATACAAAGGTAGATGATAAGAAGTACGTCATCAATAAAACTACAGGTAAATACCTGAACGTAGTAGGCAAAGACTTCACCTGTGTCAGCCACCCTGAGCATTACACTGGGGTAGTTGATACAGTAGTGGAGACTTTAGGTGAGGATGCCATGCAGGATGCTCAAGTTATGTGGCGAGTTGCCCGTAATGGTGGGTGGTCTATGATGGACATGGTACTACCTAAAGTTACCAACTTTGTACGTACATCTAAGCATGAGACTGAGGTAAGTCAGAGGATCATCAGCCTACATGGTGTTGACTCGTCATGCAGTAGCCTATGTCTACATGGTTGGATTGACAGCTTTTGCACTAACGGCTGTATTTCTGGTGAGCATGACAAAGTCAAGCGTAAACATACGTCAGGCTTTAACTTTGATATGTTCCAGATGCAGTTGCGTGACAGTCAGCGTAGCTTTAATGAGCAGGCTGAGAGGCTACAGCTATGGGCGAGGCAGAGGGTAGGTCTTTACGAGGTCAAGGCTATGCTTGAGGACATGATACCCTCTAAGCAGAAGGCTGAGAAGATGTACGAGTTGTGCTGTGTTGAGGCATCAGTACGTGGACAGAATAAGTATGCCGTCTACTCAGCGTTCACTAACTACAGCTCATGGGCTGATGAACGTAACGGTTTCAGCTTACGTAACACAGGCTATGATACTAAGAATATCAGCATGTTCAATCGTGAGTTGGAAGTATCCAAGTGGATAGACAGCCCACAATTTAAACAACTAGCCGCATAAGGAGTACAACATATGTATGTAGATATAGGAACAGTTACCATCAGGTCATTCCATAAGACCAGATACAATCATGAAACAGAAGAGCGTGTAGACCTCAAACCTGATGAGTATGAGTATGATATTGTCGCAATAGACAAATTTGTCGGTGATTTCTTTGAGCTTGGCAAGGTCGTAGAGGGGTGGCATCAACGCCTACCTTATCATGATTTTGATGTGCAGTTTCACTCATCTGCTGAGTGGTAGGATGGGTAACAGCTACGCTAGACAGTGAACGTAACATGATAGTCACTGTCTGGCAGGGTGCTAACGAAGGGTGGTATGAGTATGTACATAACGACTGCCCTTCATACCCTGACTGTGACATAAATCACACACCTGATGGGTGTAATTATTACAAGGAGGATAAGGAATGATGTATGATGTGAAGATAACTTTAGACTTAACTTACGATAAGAACTATCAGATAGAAGCTGATAATGAGAAACAAGCAAAGGCTTTAAGCAGAAGCATTGTGGATGATACAGATTGTCCACCAAATGTAGAGGGATGGGAACCCTCTTACTGTGAATGTAGTGTAGCATACGTAGAGGAGTCTGACCATAATGAAGAGCTGACCGATGGTGAGGTACTAGATTTAGTATACGACTGGGTAAAAAAGTGGGATGATAACACAAATAAAAAATCATCAGCCCTACTAGAACTTAAACAAATATTACAGGAGCATGAGGAATGAGAAGAATAATACTGAGTAGCACACACCCTGTGAAGTCACTGCATGGCAACACGCAGGCTGAATGGGAGTTGATGTCGCAAGAAGAACAGCTACGTGCATGGCTAAGGTCATGCCCCTTTGATTACCTAGAGGTAGCTAAAATACAGGGTGTACGCACCGTTAACTTTGAGATAGAGGAGACTATAGACAATGGCTAAATGGGCAGAGAAACCTTGGATAAATCTAAGGCTTGAACTTGATGCTAGTGAGGTAGAAGCACTGCTTATAAGACTTAGGCGTGTAGCTAGTATGATAAAGACTGACGCAGTGTGCAAGTCACGACCAACAGTAAGAGACAAGGCATCTGAGATAGAAGCACTGTTATTTTTACTGGAGAAACGGTTAATGAACAGCGGAGTTATCCCCCTTGAACGTTAGTAGGGTAGTCAGCGTCAATGATTTGATAGAGTTATACTACGAATCAAATGACTTTGACATGCTTAGGGATACAACTAAGAGTGACTATAGGTATTTCCTCAGTGTCGTATGTAACTCTATTGGTCAGCAAAAATACCACGGGTTCACATCTAAGAAAGCTAAGTGGGTGTATGAGGATTGGGTTAAGCGAGGTGTCAGCTTCGCTAATCATGTAGCTACCTGTGCATCCAGAGTGTTTAACTATGCCATAGAGATGGAGTACGCTGTACAGAATCCATTCACGAGCATCAAGCGTAAGGCTGAGATCAAACGTAAGGTAGTGTGGAAGCATGGTGATGTCATTAAGTTTCTTGACGTAGCATACTCAGACTTCAGCACTAGAAACATTGGCTTGATTATACAGATGACGTATGAGTGGTGTCAGAGGATAGGTGACATGCGTACTTTACGTTGGAGTAACATAGACTTTGATACTAAGATGCTTACACTGGAGCAGAGTAAACGTAGGGCAGAGGTGTTCCTACCCATATCATACGACCTGATGATAATGTTACAAAGTCAGCATCAAGACTTCGGCTTTCAAGAGTACGTAGCACCTCATGTAATGCCCACTCGTGGCGTGTTCTATCCCTATGCGATGCAGAGGTTCTCAAAAAATGGAAGGGCTGTCATGCGTAAGGCTGGGCTGTCTGAGAAGCTACGACTAATGGACTTACGTAGGACAGGTGTAGTGCAGATGGTAGACAAGGGTGTACCTTTGACTAATATTATGGCAGTGACAGGCCATGCTAATGTGGCTTCTGTGAAACCCTATTTAAAAAATACGTACACTGCTGCAAATAATGCCTTGACACAGAGAAATGTATCTGTACAATCGAACACTGTGAGTAACATAGAAAGTGATACATAATGAATATAAATAATATTATAAATGATATAACACTTACTAATGGTGATACAAAAAGAATGGATTGTCCTGAGTGTAATGGTAAGAAAACATTTACTGTTACAAACAACATGGGTTCTATCGTATGGAACTGCTACAAGGCAGGGTGTACTGTGTCAGGTGGTAAGAGAGTACACCTATCCAGTGCTGACATACGTAAGTCGTTAACTAAGACAGGTATAAAAGTAGGGCATGTCAATGCTTGGTTAGAATTTGCAGAGGACATACCTAACTTTGATAAGCCTGAGTGGTTAGTTAAAGACTACAGTACAATACAAGACTTCTGTGCTGAGTGGTCGTTAAACCCACAAGAGTTAGGGCTGTTGTATGATGTAAGAGAACATAGAGTTGTGTTTCCTGTGTTGCATAATGGTTACATGTTAGATGCTACAGGACGTAGTTTAGGTAAGCGACTACCTAAATGGAAACGCTATGGAAAGAATGACTTGCCATACGTTTACGGCTATGGTAGTGTCGCAGTAGTTGTTGAGGACTGTGTTAGTGCCGCTGTTGTTGGTAGTAATGTATATGTAGGGGTTGCAGTGTTGGGTACGTCATTATCAGAAGCACACAAAAGGTATCTCTCACGGTTCTCAACAGCAATAATAGCACTAGACCCAGATGCCCTACCTAAGACACTGCAATTTGCTAAAGAACTACGAGGATATGTAGACACAGTACGTGTCTTGAAACTACACGACGATTTAAAATACAGAAACCCTGATGACCTACAGAATCTAACACGCATAGGAGAACTATAATGGAACTAAGTTTAATACGCAGTCTAATGGACAAAGACTTTTACGATGAACATCGTGGGGCTAGATGCCCGAACAGATTGTTCAGCAAGGATGTCCGAAAGATTAAGGAAGCTGTCGATGCCGCAATGGATAGGTACGAACGTACCGTTACACCTGCTGAGATAGAGTCTCTGTTCATGGCTAACAATCCGACCATGACGACAGCACAGAAGCAGGCATACAGCACACTGTTTACACAGATAAATGGTAAGCCACCACTGGGTAGTGACATAGCACAGGAAGTTCTGTCTAAGTTATTCCAACAGATAGTGGGAGAAGACATTGCTAACTTAGGCTTTGACTACGTGAACGGTGACAAGACAAGCCTTGAGCCACTACGTATACTACTAGAACAATACGGTGATGACTTCACACCTGATCTAAAAGTACAGTGGGATGACATTGACGTTGAGACTTTACTGTCTAAGAATGATCTTGAAGCACGTTGGACATTCAACATCTCTACTCTTACTCGTAAGCTTGAGGGTGTTAATGATGGACACTTGATTGAGATAGGGGCCAGACCTAACACAGGTAAGACTTCCTTCCATGCTTCACTGGTTGCAGGGCCTAATGGCTTTGCCCATCAGGGTGCTAAGTGTATCATCCTGTGTAACGAGGAGGGTTCACACCGTGTTGGTGCTAGGTATCTTACTGCCGCAACAGGCATGACAATGCAGGAGATCAAGCA